GCGCCATCGTCACCGTTATGGATTCCCAGGGCTTCGAATGCTCGCACTGGTTCGTACATGTAACCGTACTCGTTCTTGCCGTGTCTGTAGGCGCAGTAGCTGCAGAATGCAGCTCTAAGCGTTTGTATAAACGAAGTGAGGGAGCATCCTGATCCTTGGGCGTTGCCTTGTTCGTACCTGTGTTCATCGAGATAGCCTGTGTTGTTTGCTGTGGCTTTGAGCAATTCATTCAATTCAGCGCGGTATGCTGGAAATAAACGTAAAAGCACACGCCGGTCCAACTCTCTTAGAGTGCCAGTGATGGTGCCATCCATGCGATGGTAATCTGAAATATTAATAAAATCAGCATCAGCACAAATATCAACCATCCGTTTGGCAATTTCCAAAGGTTTCTTTCCCGGCCCATACCACTCAAACTGCTTCATATGAGCAGCAGCTGGTTGTGCGAACATTGCCAACATCAACTTCTGGAGATCATCGAACGTTGTGATAATTCTACCATCCTTAACGTCCGAATAAGCTTCTCCCTTGATGAAGGACTTGACTATCCTGCGCCAGATTATTCCTGTACTGACGGCTTTGCGCAATGATACACGTTGAGGCGCGCTGGTTTGTCTTTCTGCAATTGACTCATAGTCACAAGGGTGTAACACCGCACTCCCACACACCAAGTTTACGAACTCATCCATAAACTTATCAACGATAGAATTGTAATTAGGTTCTTTCTTCTTTAAAGCTTCAATTCTACCTTTGATGGCTTGCAGGGCATTTGCCGAGGTATTAGCTCCAGCAAAGGCCCCATGGACCAAAGGATTCATAAACGCCTGGAGTTTTGAGCGAGCTTCCGGGTCAAACGTAGTAGGGTTGAACTGATAAGTTCGAACCGCTTGTTCGACGGGGAAGACCGTTGGAACTTTGCGTGGTATAGCCAACCTATGATATTCAGTGGTAATCGTGGCCATGCGTTTTTGTAAACGCGCAACGTTCTGGTCTGTGCTCGTAACAATGGGCATCCAACTAGCGGTCGTGGGTATCATCAAATTAGTGGTACCTAACCTGGCGACAGCGGCAATTGCGTTGTCGTCAGCCAAACTTAAAGTTGAGCACAATGCTTCTCCTGGGCGTGCTGTTGTCACAAACGTTCCTGTGGTTTTATGCACATTGAACCGTATAAATTTTGAGCCATCTCTGGTTTTAACGACTGGATCAAACCTCTCCAAAGTTTTACCTTCAATGAGTCTTCCAGCCAACCATGAACTAAATATGCCATCATACACTTTAATTGGTGCTAAAAGGATTAATTGTCTATGTGGTGAGATTTGTT